AGAAACCTTTCGCCTAGAGAAGGGGTCGCTGCTAATTTTGCCCAATCTAAATGTATCAGAGTTACTGCTATTAACGCCCCTCCGGAATTGAAACCTCTCAGTATACCATTTATTATAAACTTCAACTCTATAACAGAATGCGACGAATTTAAAGAAATAGTTGATAATATTCGCATCAGTCAAGGTGGTGTGGCATCTGTCTCCGAAGGTGGTAAACGAGGAAATAGAAAACACTCATCGAGAAAAACGCGTCGATTGATTCGTCGTAACATAAAAAGAAGCAGAAAATATAAGTCCAAAAGGTCAAGTAAATAATAATAAGTAAATGAGTTGTAATTTAATATTATTTTTATATTATTTTTATATTGCCACGCCCCATATCGCAATATAAAAAATTGAAGTGAGAATATAGCATTAATATAATACAGTTATCTCAACGTCAAACAGTCAACATTGAAAAATGATTCCCATATTCAAGGTCAACGCAACCAAGAAACCCGCCACTGTAGTCGATGGAGAATATAATCGCGGAATTCTTCGAATTAGTATCCCTGAGCTCGTTGCCAGTTCAGCTGCCACACCAAGACAGAAAATCCGCGTAATTATGTATGGATCAATCGACAGTTCAGGATCAATGGGTGAATATGCTACAGCAGGTAATCACAACGCGTCTTCCACAGGATCAAGAACAAAGATGGATTTTGTCCACGCGACCCTGACAAATATGGTGGATTATATCGTCGAACAAAGTGCCGAGTTTTCTCACGTTGAATTCTACCTCGCACTTGTCAAGTTTCATTCACACGCAAATTGTGTGCTATTTCCAACACGTGTCACATCCGAAAGCCGCGCCGCACTTATTCAAACCATCAATGAAATTCTCCCAATTGGCGGCACGAATTTTATGAAATGCTTTACCGAAATGTCGAAACTTATATCAAATGAAAACATTCACATTCCACACGACGACAGTATTCCAGACGCATTCGTTCACAGGATTCATCTATTCCTCACTGACGGATCCAACAATGAGGGAGACAAAAGTATTCAGGCGCTCACAACAGCTCTAAAGATTCAATATCAAGGCGCCAACACAGACGCAGAGCATTCAACAAATAAGCAGCCAACGCAAGTTATGGTAGGATATGGAACAGACCACGACTCAACGACGCTGAGCAATTTGTGCGCGCAATTCCCCGATTCAAAGCAATGGTTCATTGACGATATTGAAAAGACGGGTTGTATTTTCGGCGAAATTCTCTGGTCCGCTGTCAATGCCGCCTATACAGGCGTAAGTATTGTTTCAAATGCTGAGTTCTACGATTTCGCAACAATGAAGTGGACAAATGAGATGTTACTCGGTGATTTCGCATACGATTCAAACCGCACATTTTATGTCCGTGTTCCGTGGGACGTGGTGTCAGTAGATTGTAAGTTCGCATACACGTCAATGGAGAATCTTGCCGACACTGCTTGCGATTTTACGACAAAAATTCAATACATCGTCGACGATGAAAATGGGTCAACAACAACAACAACAACAACAACAACAACAACAATCGATCCTGAAGTTGAGAAGGAACTGTGGCGCCTTGATACGATTACAACAGTGGACGAGTCGCTCAAGTTCTTCAAGAATATGCGCTATATGACACACAATGCGCGGGTGGATGAAAAGGAAAGATTGATTCTCTACATAACATCGTTCCAGGAAAAGTTCCTTGCTTATGCCACCGAAAAGCAGCTCACTGAAGACCCATTTATTATTCAATTAGCGGATGATTTATTCGTATGTATCAATGGTCTGATGGCGATGAGTATTGGAGAAAGATATGTCGCCGCTCGCCAGACATCGCAAATTCAGCAGCGCGCTGTGACTATCAACGACATCACGCCTCTTCAAAGCGAAATCATTCAATCTATGCCACTACCAACTCATCGCACTCCGTCTGCTCCTCGCAACCACTACGCAGATGATTATGTTGGAGGTGGATATATGGATGACAATTATTACCACGCCCCCCCTCCTCCGATGCGTGCAAACAGCGGTGGATATCAAACGTGTGTCGATGACGATACACAACCGTCGCGCATAGAATACAACATCCCTGATTCGCCCAAAACACCAAGGGGGAAGATTTCGATAGATAACGATGATGTTGCAAGCATAGATGCTGCTGCTGCTGCTGCTGCCACTGCAGCCGATGATAAAATCGTCTCTGATTTGACGCCTTCTGCTCGAGGAGTCGGTTCAAGATTGCGTCATTTGTCGCGTGATACTATTATTGGAATGTATCACCGCAATGGATCCAATGGACAATATGATGGAGATTGTGATGGCGAATACTATTCTGCTGGAGCAGGATGTATTAGCGATGATACATTTTCAAGCCACGCATCACCAGCCTGTGCAAGAATTGGGCGAATGCTTTCAGCGCCTTCTCAACCCTATAGTGCTCCAGACAGAACGCCTACAGCACCATTTTAAATTAGCATAATATATAGGCAATGCTAGCAATACAGACAATATAGACATTACAAGTAAAAATTTATATATATGAACAAATATTGTATATTTTTTAAATGAAACATACAATATATTATATATAATAAAACCCATATAAACTTTTTTATTTATATAATATATATTAACAAATAAATACGCAATATGGAAACCACAGCACCAGAATCTCCTGTTATTGTTCATACATCACCGGTATCGTCGCCAGTGTTTGTTAATTCTCATAACAATGACATTATAAATATTGAATCTAATAACTCAAAGAATATAGAACTTTTAGAGTTACTCGAAACAAAGACCTCACAGGCTAACGGTCTAAATTTACCTGCTCTTGATGAATCTCTTATACAGGTTCAAGTAGAAAATAAACCAAACGAAGGTAACAGGCAAGATACCACCGAGTCTGATAATGGAGAAAGTATTAAGAACACAAAAGCCGATTCGGTAGTAGTAGTAGTAGAGACAAATAATAGAGAAAACGCCGCAGAAAAAAGTGCCATACAATTTGTAAAAGATTTCAAATATTGTCAGGAGGAATTTCATAAACAGATTAAAGCAGGTAATCACGTTATATCACCCGATGCTATAATGAAACTTCTTCGAATTGCGATGACTATCGTGGAACAGACGAAGGAGACTGGTTCAAATAAGAAGATTTTCGTAGTCAAATTATTAACAGATTTATTTTTAAATGACAATACGAGTATAATGGGAGAACATAAATTAGAGGCTCTTAGTCTTATATCTGGTAGTGTTGTATCAGATGCGATAGACTTTATTATAGATGCTTCTAAGGGTAAATTAAACGTAAATAAGATAGAGGAAGTTGCTGGAAATGTAGCTAAATCGTGTTTCGCGCAATGCTGGACTCGTATGTTCAAACGTGCATAAGATAATTATACATTATGGATTAGAAATACTATTTATTCGTGCCTTACAAACAGGGCATTCGGGTTTCGACAATTTCAATATACATCTATAACAAGAAATTACGTGATTACAAGGCGATAATTTCGTATTTTTTACATATTCATAACATAATATGCATTGGTCTTCCTCTACTGATGTTTCAATGAGTGGTGGCACATCTACTTCACATATGATACCATTCGATAAATTATTGTTGTTGTTATTATTATTTATGCCAACACTCCCAGGAGGTTCGATAATCATTCCAACATCCATTGTTATCCGCGTGAAAAATCCAAGGAATCCAACCCGAGCGTATTCATTATCGCATATTCGAACACGTGATCCTCCACTATCATTGCGTTCATAATATACACTATTATTCTCATTACGCGAAACAGAAAAAATAATATTCGGAGGAAGGTCATCAATATCGATTGTTACGACATTTGCGCGGTCAAATCCTGGAGGGAATGCCAAATAGGTCGAGTATTTAGACATATAACATTTTCGAACCACGTGATCATATACGAAATCTGCATACGCCCACGCCTGGTAATTCCTCGCGTTTACCCAGCCGGCACCATCTCGACTTCCATTCCCTATAACACCAGCCATTAAAAAAACGGAAATATCATTTATATCTATAATCGGGTGTTTCGCATTCCGCGCAGAACCTTCTAGTTTAAAATATGTCGCCATATAGGGGTCATTATCCTCGCGAAATATAGTTATACCATTTTCGTGTGTATGTGGCATCTCTGTATAATAATGTGCTCTTGACTTATATGCTATATATGCCGCCTTTTGGGCTTCGTCGGCAGGTCGCCATGTGTCGCCTATTTTTACGCGAATATCTCTTACGCGGTTTGGTGCCGTATAATATGTAGATGTATTTATATTTGTCATTATATTTACTCGTGGATGGAGGTGAATTTTGCGTGTATAATTAATATAATACATATAACATTTAAGTATGTATTATATATTGATTTATGATTATATATTGATTTATGATTATATCAGGATATAAAGTATCAATCTCAGTTACTAACCATAGTCGCCACTGAAACTGAAGCACTCCCGCTCCCAAAAATAGACGGAATACTATAATTCCCAGACCCATCCTGTGCATACTTCGCAATAACGCGTTTCGGGTATTTGTCGATTTTCATAATATCTTCAGTATCATAAACATTACCCGCTTTATCGATATAGTAAATAATGCCTTTAATATCCTGTGCCCAAATATCTACCTTGACATTTTTCGTAGTAGGCACTTCTCCGCTAGGTTCTTCCATCACGCTATTTGGCGTGCCTTTAATGTGCGTTCCGCAATACATCTCGCTCCCTTTCTTGCGACGAGTACATTGTTCTCCACTGGCACGTTTCGCGCAGCATCGGTCATAAATCGGAACAACGCTTTTCACACGCTTTCGTTTCATAAAATCCTCCTTATTCAGTCGCAATTTTTCGTAATTGTATACAAACCCGATAATGGCATTACATTTTGCGCGACTATCTGCCACAACCTGTGAAGTCGGTTCGGCCATTAGTTCGCCTGATACTTCCTGTAATTGTTTTACGATATCATTTTTGAATCCTATAATATAGTCTTCGAGTTTCTTGTTCAAACGACGCTCCATTGTGTGGTGTCAGAGGTGGTGCTATAGTATGTAACTACTGGAGCTCTTAATATAATATTATAAAGATGTCTTTATTTCAATTTTATAATATATTATATTAAAATAATATGGGTACGTCAAAAAGAAACAGTAAACATTTTACATCATTCCTTCGGGGTCGTCTATATCAAAATGTAGAACAGGTGACACATTTGTTGCCCCTAACACAGGAGTCGAATTTTGATCATTAAATTGTAAAACATCTAAAACCATATTATCTGAACTAATTTGGTTATTTTCACGTTGCTGACTAAGCATAGGTGGTTCTATTATAGTATTTGTTCCCATATTATCGTCATTTCTATATACTATATCTGCCTTCACTTCAAATATGGTTCCATTTTCTCCATCGTTTATATTTTGAACCGATATCTGGTTTGAAATAGAAGGAGTTGTTCGTGAAGGGGTATGAGCTAATGAATGGGGGCTAGATACTGGTCTTGAGGTTGATACTGTCGCTACTGCTTCTGGAATCGCTGGTCTATATGAATGATTGGAACGATTAGAATGGTTAGAATGGTTAGAATGATTTGATCTATATGAATTTTGACCTATAGATAGCTGTTGAAGTTGTTGGAGCTGTTGGAGCTGTTGAAGCTGTTGAAGCTCTCTACTAGACTCTTGTAGGTCCGAAATATTAACAATAGTAAAATCTTTTGGTAAATTGTTTACCGATTCCTTATTTATAGCCCCCAGTTGTGGTGTATTTTTTACACTATTGGTGGCAGAAATTTGGGCTGAATTTGTTGCAGAGTGTAAATCTGAAATAGGTATACTCATTAAATTATCTATTTCTTTATTCGCCAAAGCCATATCAGAGTTATTATACATTATATTTGCCCCTAATATTTCTATCACTTTATTATGTTTATCGCCACCTGGTGAGGACGATGAGCCATTTTTGTTACCCGTGCCGTGCAAATGTTGATGACCTGCGCTACTTCTATGTCTATCAGACGATGATCCATTATTGGGTGTAGGAGGTGTAGGAGGTGTAGGAGGCGGCGTATTTCCTTTAATATAATTAACTCCTTTCTGTATAAGATTAGATACAGAACTCATAAATCCTGAACTCGCGCTTGCGCTTGATGCATTACCATCATCTTTTCTATCGGTTTTATCTCTGTCTCCGCTACGGCTACCTCCGCTTCTACTCCCTCTACCTCCCCTTCCATTATCGCTATCGCCTCCACTACTCGAATCGTCATCGCTATCGTATGATCTAGATCCACGCGATGACCCTCTACTTCTTCTATCGCGTGATCGACGCCGATGATGCCTTTTTCCTCGACCGCTAGGTTTATCACCATTTACAGTTACTTGCGTCAACCCATTACATAAATTAGGTGTATGGGCAGTAAATTTGATCTTTTTTGTAATAGGATCTTCTTCTCCATAATTCTTTTTAAACATTTTAATAATCTCCTCATCAATTAGAGGTGCGATATCTTGTAGATTTTTTATATCTGTTTTAATGATCTGTAACATATCTTTCGCAGATATACGCTGTTCGCGCTTCAAAGATAGTTCGATCATTATCTTTTTATTTATCTGCTGGAATTGCAATGAACATAAACGATGTGCTTCTGATCGCTTACCTAACTGGAAATAAGTATCAATCGACTTGATTATACCAACAAAAATACTACTTACACCCAAAATAATATTCATTTTGTCGTATCCAATATCAATACCGGTTGCGAAACCAATTGCACTTGATAATATAATAACAGGAATATTTATATAGTTAGAACGTTCGCTGTATTTTTCATAAGAATATCGATGTAAAATAGAAAATGATTCACACTCTTCAGCATGTAATTTTAATAAATGTTCTAAATCTGTGTTATAATCAATTATATCCGTCATATATATCGAATATTATATATTATGCATATATAATATTTTAATTATAATTTTCATTTTTAATTATCGATTTATACGCACGATAATTATCACATTTCTCCCGTATCTCCCGTTCATCGTGTTTTATGATCCCATAAATTCTACACACTACACGAAGAGTAGTTCCTTAGAACGCTCCTCATCCAATACAAACCAGAATACGACAAGAGCATTTCCCCACAATAAATAAGCTTCATAAGTGCTTTTATCTACTCCTAGGAAATCAAGAATTGCGGTTATAGCTGGCGTCAAACATGTCAGAATAAGAATTAAGATAAGCCACGTCTTCAAACTTCCCAATTTCATTATTTTATAACTATTGAGAATATATTATACTATATTATACTATATTATTTTATATTATTTTATAGTCTTTGAAGTTATAATCATACACATCGGGAATTGTTTCACTATCATCTTTACCGTTAATATTTATAAAATGATAAGACAGTGGGGTTTGAAAACTATACTCGTTAATACATAATCGCATCGCTAAAATTATAGTTACACGCTTCTTTTTTGTTTTAACATATGTTTCGGATTCTAGTGTGGTTTTTAAATCTAATAATAGATCATCATCATCGCTCGTATCATCTTCGGATTCAATATGTTCATCGTGATCTTTGTCTACATATTCCCTTGTGTAATATTGAATATTATGATAACCATTATATGAGGAATTATATTTTTCAGTCCATATACAATCGTTGTCCCTAAATTGCCCTGTCTTTTTTTCGAGAGGATATCTTTCAAAAATATACTTTGCCATTTTTGAATCATCGTGTTTATCGGTTTTCATAAAAATCCGCATCTTCCCGTGAAATACTATAAATCGGACAATACCCGCCCCTTCATCAGCATTACGTTTTTTTTCATCGGTGTCATAGCAAGCGTATTTCATAGATGTATGTAAATCAGTAAAATAATAATAAGGGCCATATCTCGACTCTGTAGGCGATTTATTCAATGAAAGAATAGCATTATACTTCGTTATATTCTTATTATTCCCATTATAAAATACACCAGGGGTTTCTATTAATGCTTGTTTATGGTAAATTTTAATAATATCAACACACGAGATAAATAAATCTGTTACTGTATTGCTTATTTCGTAAAAGAGCAACTTTTTATAGTTAAAAATCTCGCTTACGGTTGCCCACCAAAAATGTTCGCGACTTGATATATTAACAACGTCTGTATCTTTTATTTTTAGTTCAAACAATAAAATGATACGATTATATATATCGGCATCTGCTACGTCGTTTACTATTTCGGATGGAGTAATTCTCCCCTTAAATTCACATAACCCTTGTTCGTCCAATATGTTTCCTAATATGGCTTCCGTTTTTTCTAATATACCATCTGTTGTATCATCATAAATAAAGTTTGGGAAAAACATAACATCATTCTTTTTTGATTTATATAACATAAACTCTAAAAATGGTTTATGAGAATTTGTATTAATGCGATAAACACATAGCTCAATAATTAGGTCTTTATCTCGATATTCCGACGTTTTTTCGAATCGTAGTTCATCTAAAAAGTCGATATCTTGCTGAGAGTGTTTTGAGACAGCGTTAGCAAATGGATACTTTACGTTTCGCGCGTAAACAGTGAGAGGTTTATAATATTTTTTATATCCGGATGTATTATCATCGTCTGGATGTTCTATATCTCCAGCAGAGTCGAATAGATTATCTACATTATAATTATCATAATTATCAACGATATCAACGTCATCAACGACATTATCAACATTATCAAGATCATATATATATCTAGTATTAATACTATCTTCTAATTTATAGTTATGAGCGTTTATTTTCTCATTTTCTCCCAAACTATGCGTCTTATAGAACTTTTTCATTCTGCGCGATACAGAATGGTCGTCCTCTCGTGAGAAGGAGTCCGATCTAGATAAGTATGAAGCAGGTAGCATATGATGATTATTATAATTATTATAATTATAACAGAATTGTGCGTATAATTATAATATGGCAATATTATTATTTCTGAACTTTTCTGCGTATAGATTCTTTTACCTTTTCTTCTCTTGAGTCTAATAGAAATTTAGATAATTCTTTAGCTTGTTCATCATCATCTTTAAAATATTTAATAAGAGAATTGACGAGTGTATTTTTATTAAGCGGCGCTTTAACCTTTGTCTTTGTGTATATAAGTTTACCGTCATTTACATCAAAACAGTCAATCTCATTTTTGCGCATAATTTCTACTAAATTGTCTGCATATCCTTTCCTTTTTTCCTTTAAGTCCTTGAGTCTGTTTTGTAAATCTCTTATTTCATTATCATTTGCCATCCAGCCTTTAATCTGTTGAACAAGTTGTTCTTTTGTTTCCATACCGTGTGTGTATATAATAGACTATTAATATATATTTAATATATTTAATATATATTCATTAAATAATAACTATTCTACAATTTTTTCATATCTGTAATATGAACTTCCTTTGATATATTTTTCATTATTTTCTTTTCTAGTTTATTATCATACTCAATCGGTTCACATATTTTATTAACAAGTGTTAAGTATTCCATTTGTTTGCTTTCTGTCTCTATCCAGTCAGGATTTAGGTCAACCCATTCACTTATTTTGTTACGCTGTTTAATAGCAACATTTTCAATAGTTTTCTTAATTATCTGTTTATTATCATCTTTCTCCCATTTATCGTGGTCCTTAATATATACGATATCTCGTTTAAGATCAGTGCAGTGTATAGGTCGTTTATACACATCCAATTCTTTCAGACCGTTTATCATAAGGTTGCTAAGTCCTTCGGCGATGCCGTGTTTTCGTGTGAAGTATAAATCTTCAAATGTGATTTTAAGAGATTGTATAAAATCTTGAATATTCAGCGCATCTTTACACTGCTCATTTAGGAAGAAGTTCAGATTGAAATTGTTATTGTTAGTAGTGTTATTGATAGTATTACCCATTTTAGGAATCATACTTTTTATCTGCTCCTGTTGGTCTTTAATTATTTTGATCATTTCTTTATTATCGTGTATAAGTTCCATAAACATATCCTTTGTAATTATCTCATTACCTAATTCTTTATCCGATTTTGAAATTTTCGCATCTATTTCAGTCACATTTAATGAAAGAATGTGAATTTCCTTACATTTTTTCTCGTGTTTCCATAAGCCGACCCTCGAGTTATACAGTTTGTTACAGTAATGACACGATAAAGTTTCGGCACCAAAGTTAACATTTTCCGATTTTGTTAACGTTTTATGTTTGCGTGTCAATAGGTGTTTATCATAGTTACTTTTCTTGCTACATACAAAGTCACAAGTTTCGCAGCTAAAATTTTCGGCATTTTTTTCCGGCATTTTTGTTAACATTTTATATATTATGTTAACAAAAATGCCTAAATCCTTTTCCTTAAACATATATGTCCATTTTCTGAAAAAAGTTTATCGTAACAAAATTTTCATCTAAAAAAAGTGATTGTGAGCATTATGGTCTGAGTGACGAAGTCGATGTTTTTTTCAAATCTAAAAACTTTTTTTGGAAAATGGACAAAAATAAATGTCCATTTTTGAAATTTCCGTTTTAAATTTGAAAAAAACGATTCACTTCATTCACTTCGGCGTCCGCCCTGCCGATCTTTGCGATGTTACCTTTATGCTTTGAGTAAGTATTTAGAGAGTGGTCACGTGGCGACCTTTATGCTGTGGTTTTATAAAATGTGGAAAATGGTGGAAAAAATATGAAAAAGGGTATAAATTCGAGGGATGCTGTTTGTTATAATTCTTGGATATGTATTTTTGGGGATGTTTTTAATACTTGCCTAAATAGGAAGGCGTCCGCTTTCCGGGGTATTTGACGCATCACCATTTTATGGCGAAGGGTGTTTTATAAAATTCTTAGATATGTATATTTGGTAGATGTTTTGAATAATCGAATTTAATATATTAAAATCGAATTTAATATATTATAGATATGTAAATTCAGCTTCATAACAATAAAAAACTATCCTATTATAATATAATGAAACGCAAAAAAAATAGCAGAAAGGCGCACAACAATAAACTATTTAGAAAGCGAAAAAGTAAAACATATAAAAGAAGTCGTAGAGGTGGTGTTATAGATTGGGGAAAACCACAGACGTCTCCTGGATCCCCCAAAAAAAAGGCAACACCATCACCTGCATCATCCTCATCATCCTCATCATCCGCATCATCCTCATCATCCTCAAAAAGTTCGCCAAAAAAAGGATCATTTAAAAGTCCACCTCCACTTCATAGTCCTCTAAAAACACTTACTTCACTCAAAACACTTGTCGAAAAAAAAAATACACCTGATTTACACAAACCTACTCCCGAATTATATTCTTCTATTCCTTCTATATCACACGTTCAGGAACAACAGACGCCATTTCCTTTGGTTCCTGGTGTGCCAAATTTTGACCCATTCGCATTACTTAACTCATACCATTTATCCCCTACCAGTAGTCCGAAACCGTCCGAATATAATCCACCTAAAAATTTGTTTATAAGAAGACCAGATAAAATTCCATTGGAGGTTCCGGGTTCAAATCCGCCTTCTATGATAGATTTAGACGAATATGATATTAGAACACCACCTGAACCATCCCCTCCTCAGCCTTTAACGGTTAAAACAGGCAGACCTGATTCAGTTTTGCGATCATACGAAAAACAAATGATTAGAACAATTAACTATTTCAATCAGGGGTATTCTAAACTCGCCCCTAATCTATATGGCATTATGAGGAAAATAAATTTGGAAAACTTATTCGGGACTGCTCTTATATGGGGAGATCTAAATGACGGATTAATTGAATGTATAGGTATGTCATCTGAACAGGCAATCGAAAGCCGCCTTTTATATAACAATAGACCGCATATTAAACTATTTATCGAGAAATGTCGTTTATTTTATACAAATTTAGGACCATCGATAAGCGACCCATATCGTGAAAAACCATTTAATTATGATATTGATTCACCATCAGTTCCGTTACAATTAGCCGATCGATATACTAGTTACCGACATATAGGATATAATAGACACCCATTTTTTAATCCTCGTTACATAACAGATGATATGTATGAGAAGGGAATGAAAAATATCCATAAAAAAGGTAATGAATATATATATGTTCAAGCACACGGAGGTATAGGAGACGAATTGTCTCCACGTAAAAAAATCCTAGCAAAGAAATATATTCGCCTTCTTGAATTTGGGAGTGCTTTCGAAATGGTAGGTGCGAGGTATAGACCATTTTTTAAAAAAATAAACGACCTTATGCGACAACCCGACTATCATATATTGTTTGAAAGCACAACAAGAGGCAAACAGATGAGGAAGAATGTATACTCTGAATTATGTAAATATTTCATTATTGGTGAGATAAATGCTTGTTCGATTAAAGATAGCTTAACGCTTGTAGACATAACCCACGACAGAATTTTTGAAGGACATTTTTCCGATGAAGATGTTATAGATAACCATAAAGTAACATTTCGATCAATGGAGAAGTTTCAATCTATGGGAATCTTTGTTCCTGTTGACTACAACCAAGATATGTCAGATAAATTCTTATATAAAAAAGAAATGTTTAAGTTATATCCTGGGAGCAATTTTTTTACAAAAAACACAAAAGTTAGACTCATTGACACATTATTGCCTATAGCTATAAATCAAAATAAGATATTTAATGTGATGGTATTTTCTTGTGCGGTAAAATATCACGATGAACCAATAGTACCTAATCCTCCATCTCCACCCCCTATGGGAATGCCTGAGCACCCTATACAACCTCCTCCAATTCGTCCAGGTATGCCACCACATCAAGGACGTGTATTACAGCGTAAAAGTAGTTTCAAACAACGCCATATGATCGCATTACTTGAAGGTAAACAATATATTTCAGACCTTTTGAACTTTATTACAAAATTAGAACACGAATCAACGGATGCATCACTGTATGTCGAAGTTACAGATTTATATGATGATAGTTCAGGAAGAAAAATGAGGCTTGCTCACCAAATGTCAGAATACGATAAAGATAAAATGATAACATTTTTAGAAAAATTAGGGATTTATCATAGGTTAAAGGATTCTTTTTTTAATAAATATTCATTACAAATTATATCTCGTCTATTCTCACTCAATGACGCAACATTTATGCATGATGGAACACCATATTATTTAGTAGACCCGCAAGTAAATCCAGATATAAACAGTCAAGAGAATCAAGATTTAACTATGATAAAAATTTATTTGATGAAAGACTTTTATGACACTTGTTATAAAAAGGTATTATATATGAAACGTGTATTTAATAAATTATATAGTATATTGAGTCATTTAAGACAGTACATTGACACTAATCCAAAATATTTACAAATATATGATAAAAACTATGGATTTCTACCATCATTTAACGACTACTTAAACAGAGTATTTGTTATTTTAGATTTTTGTAACAAGGGTTTACAAAAAACAGGCCCAGATAGTTTTTATAACTATCCTAAATTTGTGGAGATGGTAAAGGAATATAAAAAGAAGAGG